AAGATACTTCTAATAATAATATTTATATTTGTAATACAGCACATACATCTACAGGATCACAACCTATATCTTCTAATGCTGATGTGGCTAAATGGAGTTTAATAGTTGATGCAGCTTCTGCTAGTACATCTGCAAATGCCGCAGCTAATTCAGCATCTAATGCAGCTAATTCTGCAAACACTGCTGCAAACCATGCTTCTAATTCTTCTAACCACGCATCTAATAGTTCTAATTTTGCAAACAACTCATCTAACAGTGCTAATACATCTGCAACTTATTTAGCTGGTGTTGCTGCCAATGCTTCTAATTCTTCTAACTTTGCAAATAATTCTAGCAACAGTGCTAACGCTTCTGCATTGTCTGCTTCTAACAGTTCTAACTTTGCAAATAATTCTAGTAACTCATCTAATTCTTCAGCAAATCATGCTAGCAACAGTTCTAATTTTGCTAATAATTCATCTAATAGTGCAAACTCTTCAGCATCTAGTGCAACTACTGCAACTACACAAGCTGGATATGCTTCATCAAATGCTGCAACTGCTACAACACAAGCAGGTTATGCAACATCTAATGCGACAGCGGCTTTAGGATATTCTAGTAACTCATCTAATTTTGCTAACAACTCTAGTAACTTTGCTAACACTGCTAGTAATGCTGCTAATGCGGCTAATGCTGCAAGAGATGCTGCTCTAGTTGCTGCTGATAATTTTGATGATGTTTATTTAGGAGCTAAAGCAAGTAATCCAACATTAGATAATGATGGCGATCCTTTAACTGCAGGAGATTTATATTATAATACTACATCTAGTACATTACAAGTTTACTCAGGTTCTGCTTGGCAAGCTGCTGCTGTAAGTACAGCTGGTTTTGCTACATTAGCTGGTGCTGAAACATTAACAAATAAAACTTTAACATCTCCAACATTAACAACTCCAATATTAGGAACTCCTACATCTGGAACATTAACTAATTGTACTGGATTACCAGTAAGTGGAATTACATCATCTACAACTACAGCTTTAGGTGTTGGTAGTATTGAATTGGGACATGCAACAGATACAACGATAGCTCGTTCAAGTGCTGGTATTGTAACTATTGAAGGTGTTAATATTGTTACGACATCTTCTACAGATACACTAACAAATAAAACAATAAGTGGTTCTTCAAATACTCTTACAAATTTAAACAATTGGCAATCAGTTAAAACATCTTCTTTTAACGCAGTATCTAATCAATCATATTATGTTAATACAACATCTGGTGCTATTACAGCTACATTGCCAGCATCACCATCTCAAAATGATGAAATAAGATTCTTGGATGTTGCTGCAACATTTGATACAAACAATTTAACTGTTGGAAGAAATGGAAAACCTATACAAGGTTCTGCCACAGATTTAATAGTTGCAACAGAACGAGCAGGATTTTCTCTTGTTTATTATGATGCAACACAAGGATGGTTAATCAAGGATAAATAATATGACAACATACGAAGAAGCAAAATATAGTTTTAGTGGTACAAGCATAACTGGATTAGCAGGTTTAAATACTGGATTAATAATTCCATGGAGTACAACTACTGCACCTTCTGGTTTTTTAGAATGTGATGGTACAGCTGTATCAAGAACAACATACGCAACTTTATTTGCTGTTGTTGGAACTACTTATGGTGCTGGTAATGGATCAACAACTTTTAATCTTCCAGACTTAACTGATAAAACAGTTGTAGCAAGATCAACAGCTAACTCTAAAACATTAGCTCAAACAGGTGGAGCAAACACTGTAACTCCTACTGGAAACATCTCAGGTTCTACTGGAAGTACCACTTTAACTACTCAGCAGATTGCTGCTCATACACACACAACAGGAACTGCAATGTTTAGTGGTGGTGTTTTTAGTGGAACAGATTATTCTTATGCTGGTAGTGGAAATACAGGTTCAACAGGCGGTGGACAATCTCATAACCACACTTTATCAGCTAACTTTGTAGGTAGTGCTAATTCAGTTCTTCAACCATATTTAGTATTAATGTACATTATTAAAACATAATGATTTTATTTTATAAAAAATTTAATATAAATAAACTATAAGGAAATATTATGCACTTAACAGTAATACCATCAGATAAACAAATTTATTTAGAAACATCTGATACACAATATCCAAAAAGACGTTGTCATGTAATTGATAATGATTTAGAGTTTTGGAATTCTGTTGATTCACGAATACTTGCGATTCAGTATCATTCTAATGGTTTAAAACAAATTGAATATGATAATCCAAGAGAAGATGTAGTTATTACAGATATTTCTGAAGTTCAAAAATATGTAGATAGATTTAATTTAACAGAGCAAACTTATCAAGCTCAAATTTCATGGGATAAAAATAATATCTCTGAAGAAACTAAAGAAGAAAAAATCAATAGACTTGGTCCAAGACCATAATTACTTATAACTAATCCAAGAAGTAGCAATATACTTTTCACCACTTAATGGTGGGTTACCTCTATGCACATAAGGAAACGTAGCTGGAAAAATACATATTCTTCCTTTAACAGCTTTTACTCTTTGTGATTGTAGTAGAAATTCTGTTTCACCACCTTCTTCAACTGTGTTTAAATATATAGTATATGCCAATACTCTTTTTTGCATATCCTTTGGTTCATTGTGTTCAACGTGCCAAACATGATAACCTTGAGATGGTAATGTTTTTTGTATTTTAACGTAATCTGTTACAATATTTTCTGATGTATATTTCTTAATATTAGTTTCTATATAATAATGTCTTAACGCAATATCAAAATTAACCATTAATAATTTTAATTTATTAACATTAAATTCTTCTTCAGTTAAATCTTGTGGTGTACAAAATAATTGTTTATCATTTTTAAAATCTTGCGTAGCACCTTCAGATGTAAATCTTGAAAATACTTTATTAAATTCATTATATTTATTAAACAACTCTATAGCTTCATCACATGCTTGATCTGGAATATATCCATCATATACACCTATAAAATCTTTAATATTACTTTTTCTCTCTTGCATCACCTAACTCTTTTATTAATTTATTTTTTTTCCAATCAGTTCCTTCAATAATATTTGTAACTAAACAATATCTAGTTTTACCATCTTCTTCTACTTTTGGAACTCCATGTAATATATTTGGTGGAAATATATAATAAGATCCTCTTTTTGGTTGAATAGTCATTTTAAGTTCTGGAAGTATTAATGGAGATCCTTCAGTTAAATATAGAATTAAATGATAATCTTTATGCGTGTGCATAGCCACACTATCTCCTTTTTTAATTTCATTACCCCATGAATCAAATGATATATTTTTATTATACCAATTATTTTTATTAAAAAATGGATTTGAGTTTTGATGTTTATTAACTACATAATCTATAAATCTATGAAACTCAGGCTTGTCATTAAAAAATCCCCATGTAGTTTTACCACCATAAACATTAGTAATTTCTGTTGTATCTAAATTTTGTGAAATCATTGTAATCATATTCATCATATCAACCACATTATCATATACTCCATGTGATACCTGTACTGTTCTTGGATATGTTACAACTAAACTATGTGAGAAATTTTCTTCTTGTTTTATTTCATCTACTATTATCATACGTTTTCTTAATTTGGTTTAAATGCTTGAATAGTAAAATGTATAAATCTAAATGGATCTATACCTTCATCTACTATTGGTTGATTATTTTTTTTAGCTTCTTCTATATATTTATCACAAATATTATTTAACTTGCTAACCCATATAGGCACAAGAATATCATATACTGGTGATACAAATAAATTGTTTATGTTTAACCCTATATTCATTGTTTTGTTTTAATATTTATACTATAATGTGTAAATAAACAAAAGGGATATTTTAATAAAATTATGAACATATTGATAGCAATACCATGTTATGGTGGTAATGTTAGTAATCTAACATTCCATTCTATATTAAATACATTACGTTGGTTAAATAATTCTGGACATAATATTAGAGTTGAAACCTTACCCACTGAATCCTTAATCAATCGTGCTAGAAATAAATTTGTAACTAAGTTCTTAGATAATAAAGAATTTAATGGTACTCATTTATTATTCATTGATGCTGACATAGGTTTTACAATTGATAATCTAAAAAGAATAATAGACTTTAATAAAGAAGTTGTAACCTGTACCTATCCTGTCAAAGGTTTCTATTGGCAACAATTACTAGATCGTATCAAAGAAAATAATAATATAGATGAACAGACAATGCGTGATTATCTTTTGCAGTTCAATGTTAATCTATATCCTAACACAGAATTTAAACAGGGATTCGCAAGAGTAAAAGAAAGTGCCACAGGTTTCATGTTAATTAAACGTGAGGTGTTTACTACTATCATGGATAAAAATCCTCAGCTTAAATACAAACCAGATTTAAGAACAGGAATAGAAGGATCAGATAATGCGTATGATTTTTTTCCTGTTGGAATATATAAAGAAAAAGATGGTGTTAATAGATTCTTATCTGAAGACTATTACTTCTGTAGATTAGCTGAAGAGTGTGGCTTTGAGATCTGGACAGATTTAAACACACCAATAACACACTTGGGTTCTACTGAATATCATGGTAAGATGTGGGATCAAATAAACAGGAAATAATATGATTACACTTATTATTGGTTTACTAGCTGGAGGTTTCATTGGTTATGCTTATAAAGATGAAATCAGTAAAGCTATTGAATCTATTAAAGCAATCTTCAAAATATAATAACTACACTGTAGCTTGAAAATATAATAATTTAACCTATATAGGCTTCATTAACCAATGGAGAATATTATGTTAAACTATAATGACATAAAGAGTTACTGGAGCAAATTCTATGCAGATGCTTTTGAAGATGCAAAATCATTCTGGAAGAACTACGCAGATACAGTAGAAAAATTATATAAAAAATAAATAAATAATAGTTATAAAACAATAAGTTATAAAAAATAATTTTATTTACTTATTATTCAATTAACTTTATCTCGCTTTTGCCAAACCAACTATAGGAGTTAGCTATGGCAAAGAAACATAAAACTGCTGAGGAAATCATTTATCAAATAAAGGATCTCCTTGACGATCTAGAACTCAAGATCAACCCAGAAGATAATTGGGATGATGAAGATGAGAACGAAGATCTTGATATAGATACTGACGAAGACGAAGAAGATTAGTCTATAGGATAAGGGTGGTAGAAATACCACCTTTATTTAACTATCCACATACAATTCACAATTGACTTTTTATCAACAACCACTATAGGTGGTGTATGAAGAGAAAGAAAACAGCTATATCTGCTACAGCTATAAGATTATCTTCTTATGAGAAATATTCAAAAGAAAGAATGGATACAATCATTAAGAGATTAGATGATCTCACAGTTGAAGTTAAAGATTTAAGAACTGATGTAAGTATGGGTAAAGGTGTCATAGCATTTCTAGTAGTCATTGGTAGCATAGCAGGTTCAATAATAGGTTTCTTTCAATTCAAAAACTAAAACAACACAGGGTTACATTGTTAAAAGCAGACAAAGGATTAGTTTCCGAAGCATTAGCACAAGCATACTTTGCTAAAGATCCAAATCTAATTGTATTCACAGCACTAGGTGGTGTTGGTCCAATAGATATTTGTACGTACAACACTAAGACAAAAGAGTATTGCAACTATGACGTTAAGACTGTTTCATATAGAAAGTCAGATACTAAATACGCACACAAAAAAAACGATAGAATAAATAGATCTCCATCTAAAATACAAAAAGGTTTAAACGTAAAGATTGTTTATGTTTATGAAGATGGTAAAGTAGTAATCAAATGAATTACGAAGACGTTAAAATACGCATCAAGAAACACGAAGGTTTCTCTGCCAAAGTATATTTAGATTCACTTGGCAAAGGTACTATTGGCTATGGTCATCTACTTACTGAAGATGATGATTTTGAAGAATGTATTATCTATGACAAAGATATACTTGAAGCATTGTTTGATAAAGATTTTATTAAAGCTAAGCAAGGTATGGAAGAATTAGTTGGAACACAGGCATTACCTATGCTTGTTAAAGGAGTTATTATTGAAATGGTATTTCAATTAGGTAAGACTGGTGTATCTAAGTTTAAGAATATGTTTGCAGCTTTAAAAGAATATGATTACACAAGAGCTGCTGTAGAAATGTTAAACTCAGCATGGTATAGACAGACACCAGGCAGATGCGAAGAGCTGGCTAACTTAGTTAGAAAGTGTACAATATAATGTGGTGGAGCATACTACCTACTGTATTTAAAACTGGTGCTGAGATTTATAAGAATCATAAGCAATCAGAACTATTAGAATCAGAAGCTGAGAAACGACACTATGAACGTATGGCTCGTGGTGAGATTGAATATCAAAGAGATGTTTATGATCAGCAAGATAAAACTTGGAAAGATGAATTTGTTTTGGTCATAGTATGTATTCCTATTCTTGTATTATCTTATGCCATCATTAGTGATGATGTTAATATCAAATCTAAATTAGATTTATTCTTTGATTACTTTGGAAGATTCCCTAGTTGGTATCAATGGTTAATCGTTGGTATCTTCGGTGCAATCTATGGATTGAAACCAACAATAGATATGTTTAAAAAATGAGTGATGATATAGTTACAATGTTTGCTCAGGCATATTCTAAAAAGAAACCTACCTTACTTGCACAGCAAGGATCTAATGTTAAAATAAAATTAAAGAAAAAGAATGGCAAAAAGAAATCTTGAAAACAAACATATACGCAAACCACCTAAGAAAAGAAAAGGCAGACATACGAAGCGTGTTAATAAAAATAAAACTTATAAAGAATATGTTGGTCAGGGGAGAGTATAGTTTATGATAAATGTCAAATGTATTTTTTGGTTAAGAAGAGGATTTTGTTCTTTACTAAAACAGTGTAAATGCTTTAAGATAAATGAGCAAAGCTATTTCAGCTTTGACATAAATGAAGATGACTACAATCCTTTTAGAGAGAAATTATAATGGTTAAAAAAATGTATCAGAATCCAAGCGGTGGATTAAATGAAGCTGGTAGAAAATATTATAATCGTACTGAGGGTTCTAATTTAAAAGCTCCTGTAAAATCTGGCGTGAACCCAAGACGAGTTTCTTTTGCTGCAAGATTCGGTGGAATGGCTGGATCTCTATTATCCAAGTCAGGCAAACCAACAAGATTAAAGCTAGCACTCAAAGCCTGGGGATTTAGTTCTAAAGAAGCTGCGAGAAACTTCGCTGCAAGATATAAGAAGAAATAACAATGGCTAAACGAAAGGTAATACTTAAATCCTGTGGTTTCTGTCATATGTGTGGCAAAGAGCATATGTCAAATGAGGGAGGATGGGTGATCAATGCAGAACGATTCAATTTTTGCCACAGTTTAGAACATAGTTGCTATGATATTTACTTTAATAATGTAAGAGCAAAAGAGAAACAGGCACTTGTAAGTAATAATAATAATGACAAACGTATGGAAATGTATATAGAATATTTAAAGA